CATTTCAATATGGACGGGCTTAAAATTGGGTGACTTGGCTACATACCTAGATACACATTATTTCATCAGTGCTTTGAATGAAGATATTAAAAATGTAGAATTGTCCCTATTGGGTCAATGTGAATCAGTGTTGATTGATTCCTCTAAAACTATCTTTATAGGAGGCGGTGAGAATGAAGAAGGTATCCTTAAAAGAATTGAAATGATTAATGAAGATTCTTTGACTGCTGAAACAGAATTTCATAAAAAGAAACATATGAGTAGGATAGGTAAAATGAATGGTCGTGCCGCAATCATCAAAATTCATGGAGAATCCGAACAAGAGATTCAAAATAAAAAGGATAGATTAGACGATTCTTTAAATGCGGTTAGGTCTGCGATACAAACAGGTTACACATTGGGTTCAGGATTATCACTAATTTATTATAATCACAAATCAGTGTATAAGAATAATCAATATCTAGCAGATACCGTACCTATTGAAATTGTAGAGACATATAGAGATGCCTTGAGTTCCGTGTTTAATACGCTGTACTATAATCTAAAAAATGAACACCTTAAATATAATATCGTACTACAGAATACAATGGATAATTTATCCTATGATGGGATAGAAGATGAATGGTATGACAGAAACATAAAGGAAGCAGTAATTGACCCAACAGGGGTTGTTATTTCCTCGCTACGAAGTGCTGTATCGGTAGCAGGTTATGTTTTAACAGCGAAAAGAATGATAATGAGGGAAAGACATGAATTGGACAGAACAATTTAGACCAAAAAGAATAGAAGAAATGATAGGACAACATAAATTTGTAGAAGATGCTACTAAGTGGGTTGAAAAAAAACGAATGCCTAATTTGTTTTTACATGGAGTTCCGGGGACTGGAAAGACTTCGGCGGCTTTTGTATTAGCAATTAGTATTCTAGGTGATGATTTCAAGACTAATTTTCTTGAGATAAACGCTAGTCAAGATAGACGACTTGAAACCGTTAGGGAAACCATTACAAATTTTGTAACCACTAGAAGTATTTCAGGTAATCGTAAGAAGTTTATCTTGTTAGACGAAATAGAAGGTATGACTAGAGATGCACAAAGAGCATTGAAGCGTACTATGGAACGGGCAATAGATACTACATTTATTATCACTTGTAATGATAGTTATGCGGTAGATGATGCCCTGAAGTCTAGATGTGCTAACTATATTTTTACCCCACTACCTCACGAAATACAGGTAGAAAGATTGGTAGAAATGTTAGAAAAATCAGGTATTCCACCTGCACGAGAAACTATTGAAAAAATAGTTGAAAATTGTAGTGGAGATTTTCGTAGAGCAATCAACGAATTACAGGCTTGCATTTATTCGGATAGTGATGTTTCCGAATTGATAGGCAATACAACTCGCCATTACAAAAATAGTATTAGAAAACTATTGGATGGTGACCCCGAAGGTATGACCTACCTCAATACATTAATTAAAAATGGTCAAAGTGTGAAGGATATATGTAATAAACTCTTACAGAGTGTAATGGATATGGATATGGATAATACCCAAAGGTTTATGTGCATAGCAACAGTAGGAGAAATGGAGTGGAGGAGCAAAAGCGTGACACCTAAAGTGTTGATTGCTTGGTTCTCTTCACAACTTATAAACAAAAAAGGAAAGTGAAAAAATGATTGAAAGAATAGAAAAAGAATTGAACAGTCTTGCTAAGAGACTTAGCATAGAAGAAGAAGAAATGAACGACAAGTACCGAGAACTTGCTACTAATAGTAACTTGGATTTGGAAGATGAACGACAACAATTGATGGCTATGTCTATTACCCGTCAATATGTTAGAAGCCGTCTTTCCTCCAACAGGTCTAGTGGAAATAGTAATTTTGGGTCAATGGTTTCAGGTTTCTTTGTAGGGTTAGAACCTGTACGAGATATCATGGAATACAAGAGAAAGAATGTTCTTTCTCGCTACAACCAAGATTCGTCACAAACATTAATTGATGAAATGGTTGCTGAAATTGAATTGGAAGATGGTGAATACAAGAAGACACAAGTTAAGAACGGTGAATGGGAAACTAAAACAGTACCTTCCCTACCGGATTCTGCTATCCTTATAACAGAAAATACTTGGATTGTACCTATTGACCCAGTAAAAAACTGGCAATCCGGCGATATTAACAAGGGATATGGTCGTCCTCTACCAAAAGAACAACATCAATTAAGGGCGCATTTTATTGGTCAAGAAGAAGGTGGGGAAACTCAACTTTGGACTGTTCAACTAAAGAATGAAATGGCTAAGAATTTTAAGGTTGATACATTTAGAATGGCTACATTTTATGGTCTTGCTAATGGGGAACGAAATGCTATTTATGGTATTCGTAATAAGACTATTGAAACTCTAAATTACATTGATGTATTGGATGAAGACGACCCTCGTTGGTTTGAAACATCTACTTATGATTATGAGGAAGCACTTGTAAATAATATGGGTGAGTATGTTTCTGACCTTTACGACTTAGAATCTTATCATCAAGAAATTCAAGGGCAACCCGGATTAAAGATTTCTATTACAGATGGTATCGTTACCTCAATGAATCTAAAGGTTAATGAAAAAACAGGTAACAGAGTTATTTGGATTGAACCTCTAGATGCAAACTATGGATTTGATGACGATGATATGCCCGAATCAACCCCTGTGTGGATTCCTGCTCATGTAAATATCAATTTCGGAGTAGGTTCGGATATCGTAGTTATTGGTAGAACGAGTCAATCTCAAAAGAAAGATGATTCGGGATTCCCCATTGAAGGTGAGTTTAACCCCATATCCATTAATATGTACGGACTAAAGGTTCGTCTTGGTACGGGGCTTGAAGAAGTAGAAGAATCAACAGAAGGAGATTCACTGAGTTATTGGTGAGTCCTCCTTCTTTGTACTACTATGTTACTTGAATAGATATACATGAGTAACATAGATAGGCCGTGTATATATGGCGGTTGAATGATATACGAATAGGTGCAAAGCCTATACTCTAGGAGGGTAAAAAATGATTATTAGAATGAATGAAATATTACTTGATATGGATGAAGTGGAGAGTATTGAGTGGAGAGAACAAAACGATGGAGCCTTTAGTGTTAGGTTTCATATGAGAAATAGTGGAAAAATGTTTACTAGAATTGTTCACGAAAATCAATTAAAACAATTAAAAGCACAATTTAAAGGAGATGAAGAAGAATGAGTTTAAAAGGAAAAGGAAAAGCAAGCAGTATATTAACTAAGGTTAACGAAGAGGAAAAGCAAGGAGCATTTGCTAGGGCAAAGGCTAGAGCATTTAATCAAAGAAGAAACTTGTTAGCGCAAGAATCTGCACATATGATTTGTGGAATTTCGGGTGACCCCGGAACTGGAAAGACAGGACTAGCATTAGATTGTAGAACTGAGGAAGAGAGAAAAACTAATTGGGTTTTTGTTCTTGATTTTGATGAAGGAGCAGAACCTACATGGAGGCAACATTGGTCTTCCGATGATAAGGTTTTTATCTATAACCCACATGTCTACAAAGAAGATATGACTATTGATTATTTGGCTACTGCTGATATGGCTCGTTTCTTTATCGGTATGGTTAAGGAAGCAATTGATACACAAAAGATTTCTTTTGATGAAGAAGAAATTGAAGTTAAAGCAGTAAAGGCTATTGTCTTTGATGGTTTAGATAGTTGGCTTGATACTACAAATATGATTGCTCGTCTAAACCACATCAAGGGTAATGACCCAAGACAAGCAGATAAGGTAAAGATGGTTCCTACACAATGGTTTGCTAGAACCCAAGAATACCAAAGATTGTTTAAGGCCGCTTGTCAATTAGAATGTCACAAGTTTTTCATCACACACATGAAAGAAGTACATGACGGATTTGAAGTAGTGGGACAAAAACCTGATTGGGAAAAGTCCACTACTGCTAAACTGTATCAACACATAGTTACATACAGGGAAGAAAGAAATGGTAAGACAAGTCTTTATGCAAAGGTGACAAAATCTAAAACAAATGCTGGGAATGAAGGTCAGTCATTTTTACTATTTGAAAATGTTAAGGGTAATGTAACTTGGAACGGGCTTGAATCAGTTAAGGATAATACACTTTGATGTATTAAAAAAGTGTATGGTGTGGTATTATGAAAAGAAATTATGAACAAAAAAAGGTGGTGTAACACATGAAATTTACAATGAATGGAAAAAGATTGAAAGAAAAGATAAACATATGTTTGCTAAAGGGCAAGTACAATCAAGGTATGATAAGTACAAAATCCCAATTAGGAAATGAAATAAAGATTACAACAGACGAAGTGGGTATTTGCATTGAAAACGCTGATTCTTCTACTTATATTAAGGTCACTGAAATTGTTTCCAACGAAGCAATACAAGAAGGTGGAAGTGTTTTTGTTAATGCTGAAACTATGTGTAAGTATTTATTAGACGAAAGAACTACTTTTACTTTGAAGGAAGGAGTTTTACTAATGTCTTATGGTACAAGTGTAGTTCAAATCCCTTGTATAGAAAGACATGGTTTTTCACATGTTATAGGGAGATTCCAAGATATGAAGGCTTCCTCAACAGACTTACAAGTTACAGAAAAACTACTACTACAAACAAAAGCAGTAGTAAATAAACAAGATATGATTAATGCTATGAATATGGCTGAAAAAGTAGGTAATAGTATTTATACAATTAGAGTAAAAGCAGGTGGGGATATGATTATCAGTTCCGATAGAGATTCACAGATGTTCTCTTCTAGACTGAACCCAATAGAGGTAGTGAACAGAGATGCTATCGCTTGTATATCATTACCTCTCGGTAAAGCCTTAGAACAATCAACAGATGATGAAGTGATAGTGTACTATGATGATGATATGCCTTTTGTTTTTAAAACAAACGACATTACTATTATGCGTGCGCCTAGATTGGAGGTCTAAAAATGCAAAGAGATATTTTAATTAGTTATTTAGAAATATTAAGAAATCAACTACATTCTCATATGATGGCTAACCTCAATGAAAGAAACACTACTCTAGAACAATTTCTTAAAATGTACGGAGAGAGTAATAGTGGAGTTATTTTGTATTTGATTGGTCAAGTTAGGCTTCTAGATACGATTCTAAACAACATTAATGAGGAGGAAGAGTAATGAGTATAGCCGCAACAACAAATGATGACCCTTGCCCCGACTGTAATAGTTATAATACTTACAGTGAGTTAGATATTAAGTCGTTTGAATTATGGGTAGACTGTCTAGACTGTGGAACTCGTATGCATTTAATTAGAAGATTAAATTTAACTAGTGATTATTATAAAGATAGAAATAAAACATTAGATTCTTGGATGGGTGAAGAGGAATGAGTATAACAGCAGACGAAGCGAGAGAATTAATAAAAACAGATGATGATTACCTAAAGCACTTAGAGGAGTTAAAGAAAAGCGGTGAAGCATCTATCAATACGGCTATCCACCTAAAAAGAAGATATGCCTATACGCAACTTCATAGAAATAATCAAAGTCACTGGGAAGATATAATTACTTATTGGAGAGGTTTAGGTTATATTGTTACATACAGACCTAATGCCGGTGGCGAAATGGTTCCTAGTAGAATGGAGTGGTAATCATGAGTAAACACGAAGATAATGTTTGTGACAAAATCAACCAACGAGCAAAGGTTGGGAAGAAAAAATACGGTGTAACAATGGAGAGACAAGACCTTGACACTATGGATTGGTTAAAACATCTACAAGAAGAATTAATGGATGCGGCAGTTTATGTTGAGCGTCTAATGGAAGAGTATAAAACAGTTGAATTATCTGTTAAATACGGTAGAGAATTTGCTGAGATGATGAGGGATTTGGATGAGTAAACCAGAATTTACAATTACTCTTTTGGTTACAGGTGGTTCATATTGGGGAGATACCTCTCCAAAAGAATTATTTGAACACTTTAAACACTACATAGAAACAAATCTATTTTATGAACTACGAGAAAACGATATAGAAGTAAATATTATAAAAGTAGAGGATGAAGAGAATGATAATAAACACAGTGAAGAAGAATGACGAAAATGTTATTGCGATAAGAAGTAGAGATAGAAATGGTAATAGACAAACAAAGTACCATACATGTTTCCCCTATTTTTATACAAGAGCAGATGCAAATGTACCTAACAGTATTACTACATTCGGTAGACCTAACACTATATATCAAGAACCTACTACACTAAGAAGTCTTGATGGTAGAGCGTTACTTAAGTGTAGTTATGAAAATCCTAGTGCTAGACATAATATAGTTAAATATCTTCACAACTTAGGTATAACAACCTATCAAGGTGATGTTGATGCTAGTCGTTTATTTTGTGTTGATGAGGATTTAAAAGTACCCGAATACGACCTACGCAAATGGTACTTTGATATTGAAACACAAGTGGGTGGTGAACACCATGAAAAGATTACTGTGTTAAGTATCTACGATAACTTTACTAAAAAAGAAACAGTAATGACTTGGTTTCCTGATGAGGAAATTAAGGTTCAAGATTGGGTAGAGGTGTATGAAAACGAAACAGATATGCTTTATGCATTTATTAGATTGATGGAAGAACAAGACCCCGATATGATTATCGGTTGGTATCTTCTTGGTTTTGACATACCTAAAGTTATATCTCGTATGTGTGAGTTAAATATCAATCCTAATTTAATGTCACCTCACCGTGAAATAAAAAGAGTAAATAGAAGAGTGGGTGGTGATGGAGAAACAATAGGTTATGAGTTAAAGGTAGACAACTATTACAATAGCGCACAACCCATCAAGGGCCGCCTTACTTTTTGTCTTATGGACAGATTTGAAAGACTTTGGATTGATTCACAGAAAGGAACACTATCTTCATTGAAGTTAGACGAATGTTCAAAGTTAGTTTTAGGTAATCAAGGTAAAGTTGTTTCTGCTAAGTTTCAGGATAATGATTTCTATGAAAGAGCGTGGCTTGAAGACACTCAAACATACTTGGAATACGCTAGAATAGATGTTAAATTATGTGTAGATATTGACGAAAAAATGAATGTTAGTGAAAATCAATTAGCACTTCAACGACTAATAGGTTGTCCCTTTGAAAACACATATCATAATTCACAGATGGCTGGAGTTTATTTTATGAAGAAGGCAGATTGGATTCCACCAACAGGTGTAATGGGGTCTAAGGAGAAGTTTGAAGCGGCTTTCGTAATGAATCCCGATGAAGAAGAAACCTATGGCTTGCATGAAAATGTTGCTATATTTGATTTCAAATCTTTGTACCCATCAATGATGGCTTCAATGAATATTTCTTGGGAAACTAAAACTCAAAGTGGTTATCCTGTTTGGTGGAATACACCTAAGAATTTAAATTCGTATGTAGGTGGAAACCCAGATATATATTTTAGTAAAGATGTTGAAGGTGTACTGCCTCAATCAATTAAAGAGTTGATGGAAATGAGAGAACACTATAAAACCCTAAGAGCAGATGCTAAAACGGAAGAAGAATACAGGAAGTGGGATTCAGCACAAATGGCTACTAAAAGAGCCGTCAATGCTTTTTATGGTATCTTAGCAAAAGATGGCTATGGATGGGGTGACATGGAAATGGCTAAATCAATTACTGCTTCTGCTAGAAGGGCCATGAGAGAAACTGCTTTCAAGGCTCAAGAGTTAGGGTACAAGGTAATATACGGCCATACTGATTCAGTCTTTATCAAAGTAAAAGATGTTGAAGACGCTTATATTTTAAGAGAAAAACTTAACGATTATATATCTAAGGAGATTTTTAGAGAACCCGTTGAGTTGGAGTTTGAAAAGTTTGCTTCTAAGTTTTTCCTTTCAATGAAAAAGAATCGCTATTGTGGTTGGCTTTCTTGGAAGGATGGTAAGTTTCTTGACGAAGATAAATTCTTTGTCATGGGTTTTGAGATGAAAAAGAGTAACGAAACCCCCGTAGCAAAGGAGTTTCAAGAAAACCTACTAAAGAAACTTTCACTGTTTGAGGATAAAGATTCTATTATATCATATTGTAATGATTGGTATAAACAAATAATAACTGGTAAGATTAAAATAAATGATTTAATTAAAAGAAGTAGGTTAAGAAAATCTCTTTCTGAGTATAAAATAGTAGCAGGAGGTACTGCGGGTATCTTATACTATAATCAACAAGACTTAGGGAGAAGTATAAGTAAGGGTGATTCTTATTATTATTATAAAATGAACAATTCATCACTTGATGAAAAGTGTTATCTATGGAAGGGTATTTCTAAACCAGCCCAATACCTAGCATTTAGAAGTATTAATGAGATTGACTTAAGTAAAATTTATGAACCCGATTGGGAATTTATCGCTAATGCTGAGATTATTAAAAAATCAGCATTGGTATTTGAAAGTATGAAATGGCCGTTGTCCTTATACAACACTAATATATACCAAAAGAAACTAGAGGAGTGGTGGTAATGGGAAAGAAAGAAAATACATATGTAAAAAGCATGAAACAAATACACGAAAGAATAAGCAAGAAGAAAAATGAGATATCAGAACTTGAAACAGAACTATTATCCGTTTACAAGAAAGAAAAGAAATTTTGGAATAGAAGTTATTTTTGTTCCATCTGTGGTGATAAACAAGAAAAGACAGAATGGCATCATATTATTTCTCAACATAGATGTAGAGAACTAGGAAAAGAGTATTTAATATACGCTAGAAGTAATGTTGTAGAAGTCTGTAAACCTTGTCATGATGAAACAACCGCTTCTCTTAGAAGAAGTGTAATGGAAAATCCAGTTAAAGTTGTTAAAAATGTTGAAGGCCCCCCTACTGATAAACAATTAAACTTTATTAAGAAGTTAGGTGGAGAGAATCTAATTAACACTATCACAACTAGACAAGAAGCATCTACACTAATAGACCAATTAAAAGGTGAAGGAAAATGAAATATGTAACAGAATGGGATGAAAAAGATATTAATAACGGATTTACTTATCAGTGGAATCCTGATGACAAGGCTAGCCCCAAGTTAAAAATTACTAAGTCTTCATTGGGTACTTATGGTTTTTGTAGAGCATCATATGTTATGTCTTACGACCCTTTCGGTGTTGGTAAGAACAAAGGCCCCGCTACTGAAGCCATGATAAGAGGAACAGAAGTTCACAATGCACAAGAAGATTTTTGGAAAATGGTTAATGTAGAAGAAGCCATGAACCATATTGATGACCCTAGTGCATTGGTTAAATCTTTTAGAGCATTATACCCCGAAACAGATGATGAAGTTTCTTCTGCTCTTTATAGGAGCATGGCTTCTTGGTCTGCTGAAAGGTTCATTGAATGTGTTAAGGAAGGACTCACTGAGTTTTTCATACCAGCAGGTAATGAGATTAGACTTAATGCTACTATTAACTTGAACGGTTTAGATATACACCTACAAGGTATCGTAGATAGATTATTTATCCACGAAGGACAATACATACCTCTTGAATTAAAGACGGGCGTTTGGAAAGATAGTAAGGCTACTCACATGAGAAAGGAAATGGCCTTTTATAAGATACTTTACGATAACTCTAGTGATGAGGATAAGATAGCAGTAGGACTTGACCCTTCTTTGGAAATTGCTAATTGGGGATGGTATTTCCCAGCATCAAACTATATCTATATTGAACCTGTAAAGGCTAGAACAGAAGTATCGGTTCTTAAAGCCATGCAAAAACTAGTAGACTCGTACATACTTACAGACTTCCCCTTTGATGATTTCTACAAGAAGTGTAGGGCGTGTGGGCTATTCTCAGTTTGTGAAAAGGGTGAAAACAATATCAGTTATGATTGGTGATTAAAATGAATGAAAGAAGAGAAGAAATTAGAAACAATTTAGTAAAGGCAGTTAAAGAACATGAATGGTGTGTAAAGGATATTTATAACATAGAAAATACCTTAGAGAATATAATTAGTAAAACTGATTATAGTCTAGAGGGAATGTGTCATTTTGTAAAGGATGAAACTAAAGAAAAAATTAGAGAAGAGTTTTATTCATTCCACATCAAACATTTAACTGAAATGGTAGTAGGTGAGTTAGATGATGCTAGAATTAAAATGGATTTTAATGTGAACCCAGTTCCAGTAAAAACCCTTAAATCCAAACTACCTAAAAGAAAAATAGTGGAGGAAACTTCAAATGAAAATGATAATGAACAAAAGAAAAAAGAACTGCGTGAACGAATACGCCAAGATACTAAGCAACTATGAGGTGAACAATAATGTATTATCCTAGAGAAGTTTGGGCGGGTAGCCCATTTACAAACGCTAGACAACCTAAGAGATTTGTTGTTCATGACGAAGAAGAGTTTTTAGATTTTGTTAAAATCTACAATGGTAAGATGAATGTTTATACTTCGGTTTATAACTATGGTGAGTTTTCTTCTAATAGAGGGCTAGAACATTCAGTAATCATTGACCGTATCTTTTTAGATATAGATGCTCATGGTAATGATTCTTTGGAAGAGGCTTATCAAAACCTCAAAGACTTACATGGTTGGTTAGTTAAAAGAAATTTGAAACACAGGATGGCGTTTAGTGGTCGGGGGTTCTATATCTTTGTATATGGTAATAGAACTTCCGACCTTAGAAGAGTTAAGGCTTTCTTTAATATATGTCACGATGTTATCAACAAGTCTACTCTTCTTGACCATAGAGTTATCAATACCACTAGGTTAAGAAGAGTTCAAAACACTTACCATCTCGGTGCTAAAAAGTTTTCAATACCTTTAAAGCAATCCGACTTAAAACATAACTTGGATTTTATTATTCAAATGAGTAAAAAACCAAGAAGAGGTGGTAACGAATATTACGGTGAAGAATTACTTGTGTGGCCTACTGTGAAAGAAATAGAAGCGGCGGAGATTGAAATTGAAAGTGTTGAATCTCCCGCTACCTTACCTATTATACCCTGTCTACATTCTGCTAACTTAGTTCAAAACCCTTTACATGAAGCCCGATATCTTCTAGTACAGTGGTACAATGAAATACTTTCGGATATGGTTATAATTGAAAGAGATTTGGATTGCACCCCAAGAGAGTTAGGTGGTAATGTATTGAAAGATATTTCGTCAATTATATGTAATGAAATAGAAACAATTGCTTCTAAGGAAGATGTATGGATTGATTATAACCCCACGGTGACTAGAAAATTTGTTGATTATGTAGTGAATAAAAGATTTATGTCGGCTTCTTGTCAAACACTTATTGACAAGGGAATGTGTGTAGGTAAATGTTGGAGGTATGGTGAATGATAATTGATAGTAGAGAAAACTCTAAACTTAGTAATAATGTAATAATGTTAGCAAACAAGGCTAGAGTAGAGGTTGAAAGGAAATTTATTGAAGTAGGAGACTATATTAGTAATAGTATTTGTATTGAAGCAAAATCTGTAAGCGACTTCTACTATTCAGTAAAGGAGAAGAGAATGTTTAATCAGATTAGCAATATGGAAGACAACTATGACAACTGTATATTAGTTATACATGGAAAACTATCCGAGTTGGGAACACACCTTAGAGTAGACCATACCGTTCTAACAAAAATGAAAAGAAGAATGTTGGGGGCTATGTCAGCAATAACTCTTTCTACTAAAACAAAAGTACTTTGGGTTCCGTCACATAAAGATGCGGCTGAGTTTATTGTGGCTTGTTTTTATAACGAAGATAGAGAAGTTGATTTGAGTAAGATGTTACCAAAGAAAAAGAGAACAGATGATGTGAGAGTGGATTTATTGATTCAAATAAAAGGAATAACGCAAGAAAAAGCAAAATTATTACTAGAGAAGTACGGTTCTTTAGCAAATATAACAAAAAGTGATGTAAAATCACTAATGACCGTAGAAAAAATAGGAAAAATAACAGCAACTAAGATATTAGAAGCATTAAATGATGAAAAGGAGGTATCGTATTGACAGATATAGTAAAATTAGATGAATGGGAGGCGTATGACGCTATCTTAGGTATGAGTGAAGCAGTAGCAAATGAAATTGAGGATAGGGAGAAGGTTAAACTGCCTAAAATTGTTTTAGACTGGGTAGATGAGGTAAAAGAGTTTTCAATTGAGAACGAATACCCCGCTACTATGGCTTATTTTGTAGGATTAGGACAAATCCTCAAGGATTGTGTTAGGGTAGCGATTATGGGTACACCTTTAGATACCAGAATACATTTTTGTTGGATTCAAACTGCTAGAACAGGTAAGACAACAATGTTTGACTTCTTACAACCTACATGGGAACATTTGTTTGATGTAGTAAATGATTTCCCACAAACAGAACAGTATAGGGATATATGGGACAAGCAAAGGGGGACTCTAAGTGGTGTTAACAAGTTTAATATCCAAAATCCCGATGCTTTTACAGACCAAGCACTATTAGGTACAATAGAAAAGGATGGTGAGGAAAACCCACTATGGAGTGGTGAAGATGGTGCTAATAATACTGACTCTGATGGTAATGCTATCCCACAATTTGTAGATAAGTATATTAACGGTGCGTTATTTGGTTCGGGTGTAATTGCTTTTGACGAGTTTGAACACTCTGGTATTTTTAAAGAATCAAAACACAAGCAAGATACTGTAATGATGTTTCAAAAGTTTATGAATAAACTTGATTCCGATACACATTTAATCAAGAAGCGTTTGACTAATTGGGGTATGGATTTAGAAGTAGATTGTCAAAGGTCTCTTTGGGCTACAACCCTACCCCCTCAAGGATTGGAAGTAGTTATTCTAACAAAGGGTGTATTTCAGCGTATGTGGTTGTATGTTAGGGATATTTCCCCCACACTAAAAGAAAAAATGGAAGACAAATATTTGGACACAATAGGTGTAATTGATGACTCGTATGGTGGTATAAACCCTGTCTTCGCTGAACAGGCTGAAAAGATATTTGACATTTATGTTTGGGTTCAACAACGGCTTGTAGAAGTAGGTGATAAGAGAAAAATTTCCATGATTAATTCGGATGCTAGAAACAGACTAAGAACTATCAACAAGGGAATGAGAAAGTACATGAGAAATTTTTCTGGAGTTATGTATGACGCACTAGATTCTTTTCGTATGAACACAATTAACAATATGTGTATTGCGGCAACATTGTGTGCTATCTCTGAAAAATCTGCGGTTGTATTGCCTCGTCATGTAGACCAAGCCAAGATTCTAACCGATAAATCCTTTGACTCAATTACTGAATGGTTTAGCAATAAACTTAAAGGCGGTAACACTAGAGTTCAAAGTAAGCAGGTAGAAGGTGTAGTGATAAATGTGTATGAGGGTTGTTTGAAGAGTGAAAAAACTAACCTATCAAAAGAGGGATGGGTTTCTAAAACACAACTAATTCAAAACTATATGAAGAATACCAAGAAGGCAAGAGCAACCTTTTACAGATTATGGAACAGTACCGAACACCTGTTTGAACAAAAAAATATTAATCGTAAGGTATATATCAGGAGGATTAAAAATGAATCATGAATACAATCTTAAACATGAAATAAGGAATATTAGAGAGTTTCTTTCTCAAGATATAGTAGATAAAGAAGATATAGTAGACATTCTACTAGTCTTTTTAAGTAGAACACATTTAAATAGTTTGAGTGAATTAATAAAAACTGGATACTCCCTTGAGGAAATAAAAGATATAGAGGTTTATAAATGAATAAAGTATTAGCAATAGATATAGAAACAGGAAATTCAGCGGCAGATATTGGTGGTTGGAATAATACCCACATGTGGAACATTACTTGTGTAACCACTTGGGATGGAAAGGAATCAAAGGCATATGTAGATAAGCCTATGGAAATAGAAGGTGTAATTGTTAAATCATTAAGAACCCTTAAACATGATTTAGATGACCACTTTGATAGCGGTGGTATTTTATTAGGTCATAACATTAATAGTTTTGACCTACCCGCCCTTAGAGATTCTATGGATATATACATAGCAAAGAAGTTTTTAGATAACAAAGAAACTAGGTGTATAGACACTAGTAGACTAATGAATAAACATTCAAGTGGATTTCATGTTTCGTTAGATAACTTAGCGAAATGTAATTTGGGGACACAAAAAACTGCCGATGGTTTAACCGCAGTAAAATGGTGGTCAGAGGGTCGCTATGAAGATGTAGTAAAGTATTGTGTGATGGATTCCAAAATCTCTTACGAGGTTTGGGAAAAAGGTAGAATTGAAAAACAAATTGAGTATTTCAATGAAGATAAAAACGAGTTTTGTAAAATAGATATTGAGTGGTGAAAAAAATTGGGTCAGCATCCTTAGTGGGTGTTGGCCCTTTTTTCAGGCTTTTAGTCTATTCGTGAATTTATAATATTAAAAGTATTTATTCTTTCTTAAAAATAGCCTTACCTTGTTTTACTAACTCAATCTTGGCTCGGCGTTCCTCAGCATCCATCATATGTTTATGCTCTTGGGCAGATAAAGCCATATTTCTTTCAAGTTCAGCCCGTTGTTCCATAACACGAGTTTGAGATTCAATAACAGCAGGGTGAAGTTCTGTTTCAGTTTGTTGTTCAGCCTTCCATAATTCTAACATAGTAGCAAATGCTGGTTGAGCAGTTCCCCCAATAATAGCAATAAGAGCAATAAACCCTTCAATATTTTCTAGAACAACATCAGGCTTTACAATACCCATAGCAACTACTGAACCTGAAGCCGCTAACCAAAGATAAACTGCTGGTAGAGCCGTCCATTTAATCATTCTATCATTTACACTATCTTTATGTTGTTTACTCATTTTACATCACCTGTATTCCAGTGAAAGCCGTTACTAAAAAAGCGATAATGCCTCCCATTACCTTTTTAATAGTAGCCATATCTTTTTCAATATGGGAGAGATGATTCGTTTTAATAATATTTACATCTTGTTTAATTTCTGTAACCTCACCAACAAGCCAATTTAATTTACCCTCAGTATCTCTACTAAGAACTTCGTCAATATCGCTTGATGACATAACTCTCCTCTATTAATACTATTATAGTTGACTATTTAAATGTTTCAGTTATTCATCTAACCAATAGACTGTTATGAATCCTAAAATAAATCCTACTAAAAATAAACCTGCTAATTTAGTCAAATAGTGGTCTATCATAGTAATCAGTTTAGCGTCATTACCATCCACTTGTTAGTATCAACACAGGTAATGTCATAGACTTTACCTACTGATAAAGAAAAGGGTAGTGAGATTCCTGCAAATGCTTCATCAACGAAAACATCATCCGAACCTGTTCTATTTATAGTCAAACCCGCCGCTACATCAATAGCAACAATGCGATATGTTCTTCCTATATCTTCTGCGGCGGCATCTGGTAATTGAACATCTAAAGAATTAGGTGGGACACCACCGGAGGGAGCAGAGGCAATAATTAAATCATCAGTATCTAAAACAGAATAAACAGGTAGAGGTGTTGGTGGGCCACTAGCCCCTATTACAGTAGTTACATTTCTAACTAACCCCTTTCTTGCTATTGTACCATTAACTGTTAATGTGTGGTCGGGAGCATCGGAACCTATTCCTACTGTATCTGCTCCAGCATTTACTTTAAGTAAATTAGTTACTGTATTTCCTTCAACTCTAAAATCAACATCGTTAGAAGATTCATTTACACAAACTTCATAACCTCCTAGTCTAAGAACTTCTGTAATTGCACCTGCTCTCATAACATGGAATCTCATTCTTCCTCTTTCGTCACTATCAGTAGCAACATGGGCATCTCCGGTAATAGCCGCATAAAGAGTGTCTTGGTTTGCATCGTTATCCCCTTGAAATCCTATTCTTCCAATATCCACCGTTGGGTCGGATGGATGAGAACCTGTTCTTGAGAATGTTAAGTTTGGTTCTGTTGTGGAAGTTCCCGTATTTTCAATAAGGATTGTAGGTTCACTTGCGTCAGCATCACTAAGATGTAACATTTCTGTTGGTGAAGAAGTTCCAATACCTACATTACCAGCAGATGTAATTCGCATTCTTTCATTTAACCCGCCACCTGCTGTACCTTCTGCATCACTAGATGCCGTAGATAATACAATTGCTGTTTCATTATTATCGGCGGCAAAAGTATCAGTAGCCAAAGCATGAATTGATGCTCCCGGTAAAACTGCGTCTGTTCCAGATGCCTCTAAAGGTGCTTGAAAGTTAATTCTTCCGAGTACATCGTCTGCTACTACCGAAGTTTCCATAGTAGAAAGAGTCAATACTGAACCCGTAGTGGTTAGTCCTCCTTGAATTTCAAGACGACTGCTTGGTGAATTAGTTCCAATTCCCACTCTGTCTGTACCTGCGTTTACATATAGCATATTGCTAACACTGTCGCTTGCTACTTGGAAATCCATATTCATAACATTTGGATTGATTATAACTGCGGGAGTATCTGTAAATTTGATATGAGCGTTAGTGTCAGTATTGGGTTGATTAGAATATATTGTTGTATGTCCGAAAACATCATGAACAATTTCAAAGTCCGAGTCAGTTCCTCTATTACTCTGTAATCTTAAAGTCGCAGTTTCACTATCCCCTGCATCTTTATTATTGATTACTGTTAAAGACACATCATCAGTTGTTTCCCCTTGAATAATTACATCTCCACTTGGTTTTATTGTAATCCCATCTGCTGAACCCGTAATGTTCCCAGATTCAGTATAGCCACTATCATTATAACCAATACTTAAAGAATTAGATACCTTACTCATTGTGTAGAGTTGAAAATTCCTACTTGTTGCGTCATTAGCAGACCCAGCATCAATTTTAACCAAAGCGATAGGTATATATCCAGCAGTAATATCAGCAACCAATGGGGCTGAAGCCGCAGTACCTTGAACAATTACAATAGCAGGAGTTCCCCCAATATTAGGATTTAAAAGAACCCAGTCATATCTATCATTAGAAGCATCAGCAACCGTTGAAGAATATGCAACTGTTAAGTTTCCACTTGTATAAGATACATATTGACCCTTGCTAGTAAATTTAATAGGTTGTGCTAAGTTATATTGTGTGTATGTACCTGCATCTGTAATGGTAAAACCTGCATGACTAATACACATATCTCCTTGTGAAAAAGATTCAAGGGTCTTTAAAATACCTGAATGTAATTTGTCAGTTCCATCTACTAAACCCGTTGAGGGTGTTCCTGCTAAATTTGTTATCTTACCTTGATTTGCTACCATTTTAATCTACCTCTACTGTTATTATAAATTCTACCTCATCGGTAGAAGTTAGTGGGCCTATACCATCATAGTTAACTCTAACTAATAATTCGCTAGTAGTCTTATGAAATATACCAACCTCTTTAATTGTATCTCCTGTGTAAGCACTTCCTAGAATAGTAAATTTAAAATCTACACTTGTTTCTCCACTATTAGCCGCAGAAATACTAGTTAATGTGGGGTCTAGGGGTGAATCTAAATCGGAAGCATTAGGATTGGTGCTATCTCCACCTGTTCCTATCTTGGCGGTAGTATAATTATCCTTGATGTAATTTTTTAATTCTTCCCTACCATCTCTAGTTATCATAGTCCTATGCCTCCACTAAATCCTATTGTCTTTCCGAATCCTATTACTGATGTTGAAGTACCGCTAACAGTGGTTGAAGTAATTTTAATACCCACAAATTTAATCTTTGTAGTCTGCAAACTAATACTAGGACTAATATAAGATTTGTAGACTTCCTTATTTCTACCCTGAAGATTTCTGGTTTCTCCTAACAATAGTGATATTGTCGTTGCTAAGTCCTTGTTGTACGCTCCTAATAAAAGTTTCGTAGGGAAACCACTTTGTTTAGATATTTCAATGACTATGTAATCTCCTCTAAAAATACCCTCTCTTTCAAATTTCAACTCAACTATTTGGCCCGGTTCCAAGTGGGGAATATCCGAACCTATTTCTAATTGAATTGCGTTGGATAGTGTGGAAAATACCTTTAGTAACTTTCTTGCTTTTTCATCAGCCTGAACCTGTGAGGTGATAGAAAAGTCATATATCTCCTTTGTTTTCTCTGCCCCATCTCTTTGTATCTCTTTGTGGTTCTTAGCGATACCTCTAACGCTGTCACCTATAATAACTACTGAGTTAAACTTATCATAAATACTAATATCTCTTTTAAACGACACTATGTTATAATCGTTAGAGTCTTCATCAAATCTAATACTTCTGTAATCCTTATTACTTTCATTTGACACCACACTAAAGGATTCACCATCTATTGTTACTTTAGAATCTTTATAGTCTAAA